ATCAAACTTTTGCTTTTCCTGATGCAAAATATGGTACATTGGTTATTTGTTACTATTTTAATTCCGTCGTCAAAATAAGTTTTCCACTCCTTATCAGAATTTAACTGCGCAATATCCTTCGCATTTGCTTTCATCTGCTTATCAATAATATCCATGTTGTCATTCTGCACCCCAATATCATAAAAATCAGATCCTTCTGGTTTCGTCAATCCATAATTTGTTGTCGTTGTTGCCATCTTACTCTCCTTTCAATACAGTATTTCTAACCTGTTCGTTTGTATATGTGTGTAAATAATCATGTGTAAATCCATGTAATGTATCATGTTGGTTATATCTTAATCCAATATCTATCGTCATATTCAGTGGCACAATCTCTTCTAATAGTTGCTCGAAATCGTTATACATTTGCTTTCTTGTTAACTCTACCAGACATTTTAATTCCATTGTTTCTGGTAAAATTACCAAGGTATAGTTCCCATTGCCTAGCAAATTATCAAGTCTGTTTATAAGATCTTGATTCGTATATGGGCAGTCATCATACCACTTTGTCAGCACTCTGAATTTTCGATCTTCTAAGCTATCTGTATCCTGTGGCTGTATTTTTAAGATTTTTTCGCGCCGTGCAATTCCATATTCTGTAGAAGTTCGGATACAGGTGTCAAGATCTCTATCTCTTATTTCATTTTCTAATTGCTGTCCAACTTTTTCTTCTGCATCATAGATTGCTTTTATTTCTTCTATATTTTCAATCACAGGAGGAATATTTAGCTGCATGATACCACCCCCTTAACCGGAATAACATTTTCTTTCAACGTAATATTTTCTGTTCCACCATTTAACAATATATTACTTACATCTGTAATTCCTTCTACATTATAGATAGCGTTTTCAATACCTGCTCGTCTCACGATTATAGAATCACTGTTTATCCAATTCTTTCTCAGCGATAGCAGATATTCTTCTACCGCATTTTCGACTTGCGTTTTTAAGCCTTCCGCAGAATATCCAGTATCATATGTAGCAACTGCAGATACATTAACTATATATTCTGTCACAGTTGTGATCGATACAGAATGTCCAATTGGAGCAATCCCAATTCCTTCTCCTGTTTGTTCTATTGGATCAACCTGCATCTGCACGTCATTGATCAGCTTGCTTTCTGCTTTTCTATATTCGTCTGATATAATCACAATTGGTATGATTGTTCCTTTCCGTCGATATGGTTTGACTCCTCCAACACCATCAATTGCGCCTATTCTTTCTTTATAATATGCACGATTTCCACCGAACGCCTGAATGCCAAACGAATCCATGATTCTCATGCGGTAAGATTCCTCGTCTTCCTCGTCTTTTCCTTCTACCAGAAGCTTGGTTAATGCCGCATCTTCCAGACCATCAATATCATCCAAACACATCAGATTCCCTAACCATCCATTCGCTGCGGTTCCTGGATCTTCACATTCCAGTCTGTACTTATGTTCTTCTTCATTGATCACGTCTGTTACAATGTAGTTATAGTCATCTCCTGAAAATTCAGTTCCAATCGGAACTGAAACATTAAATACTCCTTCAAATTCTGCCGCAGTAGCTTCTTCTATGTATGTCCTTCTTTCTTGTCCAGACTGCACTAAATGATCAAGATCAGCTGTATCAACATATTGGTTATCTGTTAATGCTGCAAGTTCTACATACACCTCTTCCAATCTTGCTGCCTGCTTTACACAGGAATGATAAATCAGTGATCCCTCACTTGTATCCAAGCCATCCGGCATATCTTCCATCATACTGTCCATGATATTTTCAAAGGTCATGTCCTCATACATCCGATTCCACCTCCTCACTTCCATAATCCGTTAATAATGTAAATTTAATATGTAGTGTTTCATTTACTTTTTCGATCTCCAAGTTCTCAATTCCATTAACATATGGATTCACTTCGAGACATTCTGTCAGCATCCTGTTTACTTCAGATTTCACATACTCATCAGAATATGTTCCTCCGATCAGATTTACCATTTCATTTCCGTATTCCCATGAATACTGAATATATCTATATCGTACAATCCTAATTGCTAAATATGCCCACACTGCAATAGCTCTTGCGCCTTCCACAATTCTTCCTGTCAATTTTCCAGTAGTGAAATCTATATCAAACTCTCTTGGATAATATTCTTCTTCCTCTTCTTTATTGATAAGTTCTTCTGTCTCTTCTTCAAATGGAAACCTTATGTATTCACCACCTTGCATATAATTATGTATTTATCGTCACTGATCTGGTACACCAGAACCATGTCTCCATCACTAAGGACTAAACCATCTGCTATGTAATAGTCTTCTGGATCAAGCTTTAATTCATTGCATAGCACTTGATCTTGTACCACTCTTGCCATCTGCAATCCTGTGTTATTTCCTTTTTTACCTTGATGCTGCATGATCTTTAACAGCCTCTCATAACTATTCACTAAAGAACTCTCCTTCCTTGTTGCCAGTGTTTCACGTAATATGAATCATTCAGATTACTGACTTTTACACCGCCACTGCTTGAACAGTGCACAAACTTTCCCGATCCAGCATAAATGCCGACATGAGAAGCTCCTGCTTTATATGTTCCTTGAAAAATAACCAAATCGCCTTTTTTCAAATTCTTTTTTTGTACTTTCGTTCCTTTTTGCGATTGTGCTAACGCTGTTCTTCCGATATTTTTACCTGCCGTGGTTCTGAATACATAAGATGTAAAACCAGAGCAATCGGATTTTCCTGACTGTGGAGATGATGCACCGTAGACATATTTTACTTCTCCTATAAAACTTTTTGCTTTCTTTATAACCTTATCTGCTTTTGTATTACTTGCAGATGTTTGCTTGTATCCGGTACCATTTCCTATAATGGCGTATCCTGTACGTTTTCCAAAACGGTTACATTGAGCTTTTGTTTTCATTAGCAGGTCAAAATGGTAGACACCGTTTACAACTTTGATTGCACCGCCGCGATCATTGACTAGATGAACCTTCTTGTCTCTGCTTGTCTTTGTTCCAAGTACCTGTATTTCATTTCCATACTTTATACTAGATGGTGCTGCGCATGTGTATTTGCTTGGGTCCAGTTTCTTTCCCTTGCAATCGTAATAACCGCCCTCCATCTTATTTGATGCCGGATAATATGCTGTAAATAATGCCTTTACTCTTTTCCCATTTAATATACCTGTACTTTTAGTTGCTGAAGCATTTGATTCTGCATCATCTTCTTCTGTTTCCATGATATTCTTAAATGCAAGCTCAAGAGTCATCATATAAGTTCCATTCTCAAATACATGCGAATCATTCTCAATCCAGAACTTTCCACACAATCCAGAATCAACATCATTGATCTTGATTCCATATCCTGCTTTGCATCTGATATCTCCAATAGCTGTCAATGATGCGCTGGTATCCAGACCCAACAATGTATTTTCAGCCTCTTTCTTTCCATTGCCACTATCAACAGTGACGGAATCCTGATATGTTCCATATGCTTTAATCCAATTTTTATTGGAAACTGTTCCAATTCTTTTATTCTTGGAATTGTAAATTGCAACCTTATTTACCATGCTGTCTGTTGACTGCTCGTAGGAGCTCTCTGTGATACCTTCTTTTTGATCTAATGTTACATTTAACATTGATCCCTTCTTTATAACAGATAATTTATCTCCATCCATGATCAGCTGATAACTTGTGCCTGTTTTTTTATACGCTTTAGAATATGCAGCAAGAATCATGTTGTAATATTCCTTGTCTTGGAACAATAGTTTCTTGATCTTCATATTCGTTTTTGCAATACTTTTTGTTTTTATCTTTAAGTCTTTGCAGATTAATTGTGTGATCTGCTCCGGCTTCTTTTTCTTAAATTTATAGGTTCCTTTGCTCCGGATCAGATATAACATATAATCTTGCGCTGTATATGTAATTGTTCCGGCTTCCCCTTTTCTTTCTCTCTTTGTCAGTTTTCCATGGAATAGTTTGTCATTTCCATTATAGAAACATATGAGATCACCCAATTTAATGTCTGGCGTTTTAAAGTGTGTATCTCCTGCTTGATTCACTACACTAAATTCCAGTGATCTGACAGATGAATAAGCACTTCCAGACCAGGTAATTGAACTGACCGTACTGGTAATATCATTTCCCTTCCATTCAACTTTTAAATTTAAACTCATTTCTCGATCACCAACTTTGTGCCTGCATAAATATATCTTCCATTACTGCTTGATCTTCTTTTATGTTTCTTTGCTGCACTTTCGATCACTTTTTTATTTTTTGTATAGATTTTCTTCCAGTTTGAAGAACTTCCTGTTTTCTTTTTTGCGATCTTACGCAACGTATCTCCTTTTTTTACAGTATAAGATGTTGTTTTTACACTTTTACTGCTTCTTTTTTTACTACTGTTCTTCTTTTTTACTTTCTTTCCATTTGACGTTTTCTTTTTTTCTGTCGCATATGTTACCGCAATATATTCTTTCAAATTCAAAGTAAATGCGATATCTCCTGTGCTGTCATCTTTTCCATATTCAAGACTTTCGATCGACACCGTTTTATTAAAATCAACGTCTCCTGTCAT